GGGTAACCATTTAGAAAGAGAGGTAACTATTTATGGCAATTACAAAAATTGCAGACGTGATCGTACCGGAACTTTTTAACCGGTATGTAATCAACAGAACTATGGAGCTGTCCGCGTTTTTCCAGAGCGGGATCGTGGTAAACAGCCCGGAATTTGATGCACTGGCATCCGAGGCGGCGAGAACACACAATATGCCGTTCTTTGAGGATTTACAGGGAGAATCCGAACCGACACTGGAGGATGTAAAGATGACACCGGCAAAGATCGGTTCTAACAAAGATGTATCCACCACAATTCTCCGTCAGAAAATGTGGGCTGCTACAAATCTTTCCGCAGCATTAGCAGGTGCAGACCCGATGAAAGCAATCGGTGATCTGGTGGCACAGTACTGGGCGCGCGATATGCAGAAGGAATTGATTGCGGTTCTTGCGGGTGTATTTGGAACCACCACGGCAGATCCAAGTGGAACACCGAAAGCGGAGACCAGAATGGCAGATCATATTCTTGATCTGACTACAGGAAAAGCAGAGGCTGCAAAGCAGATTAGCGCATCTGCATTTATCGATGCATGTCAGATGCTTGGAGATGCACAGTCGCAGCTTACCGGTGTGGCAATGCACTCTGCTACAAAATCTTATCTGAAAAAGCTGAACCTGATCGAGACAGAGCGTGATTCTACAGATGTTGAGTTTGACACCTATCAGGGCAGACGTGTGACCGTAGATGATGGATGCCCGGTTGCTGATAATGTATACACAACATACCTTTTCGGTAATGGAGCAGTTGCTTACGGCAATGGTTCTCCGGTCGGTCATGTTGCTACTGAGGTGGACCGTGACAAGCAGACTGGCGGCGGTGTGGATTATCTGATCAACCGTAAAGCGTTTATCCTGCATCCGAGAGGAATCGCGTACACCGGGGCAAAACGTGAGCATGTGGAGACTCCGACGAGGGCAGAACTTGCAATGGCAGAGAACTGGAATCCGGTATACGAACCGAAACAGCTTCGTATCGTTGCAATTAAGCATAAGATTGGGTAGCCTATGGATCTGGCAAAATTAAAGGCACTTCTTGGGATTGAGGATGATTCTAAGGATATGGTACTTGAATTTGTCATTGCAGATGTGGAGGAAATCATAAAAAACTATTGCCATGTGGAGAAAATGCCGGATGGATTGATAAACACCGGCTATCGCATGGCAATGGATCTGTATCGGAATGAAAATATTGGAAGTGAGTCGGCAGCAGTTGGCGCGGTTTCCTCTATTTCTGAGGGGGACACTTCTACCTCATTCCGTCAGTATGTGGATGACAATTTTAAGAGCACAGTGCTGAAAAATTATGAATCCTCATTGAAACGATACAGAAAGGTGGCGTGGAGATGATCTCAGATGCAATTAAGAAAATGCAGGCAATGGCAAGAAAGGCGCAGGAAGAGACATACGATGGGAAATGCACAGTAACGGAATTTCAGCCGATTAAAGATTCGAGAACAAAGATCACATCGGAAAAGGAAGTGGTTGTGTTAGAGGATGAGCCATGCCGCCTGTCATATTCGAATGTCAGTGCCGTAGATCAGACAGAATCAGCAGCAAAAACAGCACAGGTCACAAAACTATTCCTGTCCCCTGATACAAAGATTAAGTCTGGAAGCAAGATCACAGTCACGCAGGCAGGCATCACACGTGCATATGAATGCAGTGGTGTACCTGCGGTTTATCCGACGCATCAGGAGATTGTGCTTACACTGTCAGAGAGGTATGCATGATGGCAGGAATGGGAAGTTTTAATATCCGGGGACTTACGGAACTGCAGAGAAAACTGGAAAAGCTGCAGGATCCGGATGCGTTTGTGGAGGCATGCGCAAAGGATCTGGCAGCAAGGCTCTTGCGGTTAGTCATAAAAAGAACACCCGTCGGGGATTATTCCGGGCAGTCTTATACTTGTGAGACAGGTTTTTCACATAAAGGGAAAAAAGTGAAAGGCAAACAAGGCGGAACTATTCGCCGGGGATGGACAGCGGGGCAACGGGCATCAGCACAGGGATACGCAGACAGTCTTACGGTAAATCATTTCGGGAGCACCTATGTGATCGAGATCGTAAATCCGGTCGAATATGCCAGTTATGTTGAATACGGCCACAGAACCGCAAATCATAAAGGCTGGGTCAAAGGACATTTTATGATGAAGATATCCGAACAGGAGTTACAGAACATGGCACCGCAGATCCTTGAACGAAAAATCAGAAAATACCTTGGAGATATCATGAAATGATAAATGAAATTATAGATGCGATCAGCATTGCCTTAGACAGCGAGTTTGAGGATGGTTATAAGATCCACAAGGATGAGATAAAGCAGGACTTGAAAGAGCCCTGTTTTTTTATACAGTTGATTGACCAGAGCATAAGCCCGCTTTGCGGGCAGCGGTATCTGCAAAATAATGCATTCTGTATCCAGTACTTTCCTGAATCTAAACTGAATCCATACGCAGAGTGCAACGATGTGGCAGAGCGTATGATGTTTGCTTTAGAGTATATTACCCCGTTAGATGCGGACAGAGCAATACGTGGAACGAATAAGAACCATGATCTGGTGGACGGTGTATTGAATTTTTTTGTGAATTATAACCGGGTAATCTTGAAAAAACCGGTACGTTCTGAGGTGATGGGACAGATTAAAATTCAGTCAGAAATGAAGGGAGAATAATAAAATGGCAAATGCGAGCGGGAAGGTATTAGAAAAGCCGCAGGGAAAAGCGGCACAGAAATTTACAAAAGAACAGTTTCTTGCCTGTGCAAAGTACAGTGCCAGGAAAGATATAATGGACGCATTGCTTGATGAAAACAAAAAGTACACAAAAGCAGAAGCGGACACGTTATTAGAAAAATACATGAAAGGAAAGGTGAAATAAATGGCTTTAGGTGGAGGAACATTTACCGCACAGAACAAGGTGCTGCCGGGAACTTATATCAATTTTGTATCGGCGGCATCTGCAAACACGAACCTGTCAGACAGAGGTGTTGCGACAATGCCTTTAGAACTTGACTGGGGCGTGGAAGGGAAAGTCTTTGAGGTGACAAACGAGGATTTCCAGAAAAACAGCATGAAGATTTTTGGTTACGCATTCAACGATCCGAAAATGAAAGGACTGAATGATCTGTTCCTTGGGGCACAGACACTCTATGCATACCGTTTAAATGGTGGCGGTGTAAAGGCTGCAAATACCATAGCAACCGCATTGTACAGCGGAACCCGTGGCAATGATATCCGGATCGCTGTACAGAAAAATGCAGACGACGCAGATAAGTTTGACGTTATCACTTACCTTGGCACAGCCAAAGTAGATACGCAGACGGTAAAAACTGCAAAAGAACTTGTGGCGAATGATTATGTTTCATTTAAAGAGGAAATCGAGCTGGAAGATACGGCAGCCGCACCACTGACAGGTGGAACAAATGGAACTGTAGACGGAACAGCACATCAGACATATTTGGATCTGATTGAATCTTATTCTTATAACACCATGGGTGTTGCGGTAACGGATGAGACAACGAAAAAGTTATACGTTGCATTTAACAAACGGCTGCGCGATGAACTTGGAATTAAATTTCAGGTGGTACTCTACAATATTTCCGCAGATCACATGGGTGTTATCAATGTAAAAAATAAGACCACAGATGCGGGATGGAGTGAAGCAAGTCTTGTATACTGGGTTACTGGTGCAGAATGCGGATGTGCTGTAAATAAATCCTGCCAGAATAAAGTTTACGACGGTTCTTTTACGGTAGATGCATCGTATACACAGAATCAGTTAAGAGAGTCTATCAAAAATGGAGAATTTGTCTTGCACAGGGTAAATTCAGATATCCGCGTTCTGGATGACATCAACTCCATGGTAAGCGTGACAGATACGCAGGGAGAACTTTTCAAAGACAATCAGACAGTCCGCGTGATCGATCAGATCGGTAATGATATCGCCGTATTATTCAGTACGAAATATCTCGGTACCATATCGAATGATGCGGCAGGAAGAACATCTCTCTGGTCGGACATCGTGGCACACCACAGGGAGCTTGAAAAAATCAGGGCGATCGAGAACTTCAGCGAAGATGATATTACGATCGCACAGGGAGAATCGAAAAAGTCGGTAGTGATCACAGATCAGGTGACAGTTGTTAATGCGATGAGTAAGCTCTATATGACTGTCACGGTAGCGTAGGAAGGAGTGAAGAAAGATGGGAAATACAGCTATTATGGATGCGGGCGATGCCGTCTATGGAAGCCTTGCGGAGTGTTTTATTACGATTGGTAAAAGACGGTACAATTTTATGAATCTGACAGAGTTCGAAAGCAAATGGGATGTTACAATCAGTGATGTCAAGATTTTGGGTAAAGTCGGCATGGGACACAAGGCTGCCGGTGGAAAGGGCACCTGGAAGGGAACTGCACATTATAATCAGTCAGTGCTCCGCACAATGGCAAACCAGTATCAGAAAACAGGAAACCTGCCTTATTTTGAAATCCAGGTGAGCAATGAGGATCCATCAAGCAGTGCAGGCAGACAGACAATTATTCACAGGGGATGTCTCTGTGACTCATTTATTCTTGCAAAGTTCCAGGCGGGCGAAGAAATTCTGGATGAAGATATTTCGGGAACCTTTGAGAGCTGGGATATGCCGGAGAAATTCAAAGAGTTAGAGGGTTTTAGAACAAATTAATGATGTTCCCTTCCTGCATCGGCGGGAGGGGATTTTTAAATGAAAAGGAGAAAAAGATATGTCAGAATTCAGCAGATTTATGAAAGCAAACAAAAAGGTAAAAGCAAATCAGAAGTATGCTCCAACAGCGAGCCTTACGGATACAGACGGGAAGCCGCTTCTTTGGGAATTTCGCCAGATCACATCACGCGAGAATGAGGAACTGCGCAATGCATGTACTGTAGAGGTCCCGGTAACTGGAAAACCGAATATGTACCGCCCAAGGCTGAATACAGAAAAATATCTGTCAAAGATGATGGCGGCAGCAACCGTGTATCCTGATCTGTATGATGAAGAATTACAGGATTCCTACGGCGTGAAAACACCGGAAGATTTATTGTACGCAATGGTGGATGGTGCCGGTGAATTTCAGATGTTTGAAGTGTGGATGCAGAAATTTCAGGGATTCGACAAGAGTTTTAATGATCTGGTGGACGAAGCAAAAAACTAATTGAAGGAGGGGATAGCGAAGCGAACTTTGCTTACTATGCCCTTCTGAAATTACATATCCTGCCATCTGTATTTTTAAATATGGATGAGCGGGAAAAAGCATTTGTAACCGCTTCAATCAAGAAAAGAATTGAGGATAAGAAAGAGGAAGAGCGGAAGTTAAAGAACAAAATCCATTAGGAAGGAGGTGTGATGTATGGCAGCTATTCAGACAGCGATAGAGCTTAATGACCAGTTTACCAGTGTTTTATATGGCATTATGGATGCAGTCAATCTTGCAACAGCGCAGATGTACGATATGCAGCAGGCAATGTCGATGGATATTGATACGAGCAGCTTAGAGGGAGCGCGAGAGGCGATCGATGAAGCAACAGCATCCTTAATTGCGTTGAACGGTGTGGCACAGCAGCCGGCTCCTGTCATAGATCCGCTTGCGGGAAGTTCTCAACCGGTCCTGCCGGGAACGCAGCCCAATGTGTCAACAGAGCTGGTCGAGATTCCTGTGCATTGGGAAACGGACAGTCTGGATGTGTTTACAGGAACCGGAATGGATCGGTTCGAGCAGGAAGTACAGAGTGCCAATAGCATGTTAGAGCAGTTGAGCAGTACGCAGAATGATATTGCAAGTCAGGCATACAGTACAACGATCTTTCCGCCGGAGATGTTTCAGGATCTCAATTCCATGGCTGTCAGAATCGATTCGATCCGGGAACGGATACAGCAGATTGAAAGCAATCCGGTTAATATGGGGACAGACACCGCCAACGCCCAGTTAGAGCAGTTGAGATCGCAATTAAACCGGGCGATTCAGGAGCAGAATAATCTTAATACCGCCATGCAGAACATGGATGTGTCCGGTGCAAATGCGGCATATCTCCAGTTATCGCAGACAGTGGGTAATACAGAGCGGTATATCCGGGATAATACGGATGAACAGGGAAGATTCAATCAGGAGATCCAGGAGGGGGTGTCCGGTTCAAACGAACTGGTAAATACGATCAAACGTGCAGTCGGAGCGTATATCAGTATACAGGGCGTCGGGAAAGTTTTAAGCATATCCGATGAATTGACGCAGGCAACCTCAAGACTGGATCTGATGAATAATTCCTTTAATGAGATAAACGGAACTGCAAATGAGACGTCAGAACTTGTCAATATGGTATATGCTGCGGCACAGGATGCGCGTGGATCGCTAGATAGCATGGCATCGGTTGTTGCAAGATTCGGCAATAATGCGAGGGATGCATTTGGCAACTCGGAAGAGGTTGTTGCATTCGCAGATCTGGTTCAAAAACAGATGGCGATCGCCGGTGCATCCACACAGGAAGCCGCAAATGCAGAGTTACAGTTATCACAGGCTCTTGGTTCCGGTGTACTCCGCGGTGATGAGTTAAACAGTATTTTTGAGCAGGCGCCGAACCTGATCCAGAATATTGCAGATTATCTGGATGTTCCAATCGGACAGATCAGAGAAATGGCGGCAGATGGAGAACTTTCTGCTGATGTTGTAAAAGCGGCGATTTTTGCAGCCGCGGATGATATCAATGGTAAGTTTGATGAGATGCCGATGACCTGGGGACAGATCTGGCAGTCGATGCAGAATACTGCAGTTATGGCTTTCCAGCCGGTTCTTCAAAGATTAAATGGGATGGCGAACAGCGATGCGTTCCAGGAACTTGTTGATGGAGCGATCGAAGCTATGGCAACGACGGCAAATATGGTGCTGAATATCTTTGATTTAGTGGGATCTGTAGCTGGATTCGTGGCAGATCATTGGTCAATTATAGAACCTATCATATTAGGGGTTGCGGCGGCTATCATAATTTATACGGCATTTACAAAAGGGGCGGAAATAGCGTCTAGGGCGGCTTCACTGGCTACAAATGCATGGACAGCAGCTCAAGGCGCATTCAATGCTGTTATGAGCATGAATCCAGTTGGACTTGTAATTATAGCAGTTGTACTGTTGATAGCGATTATTTATGCAGCGGTTGCAGCAGTAAATCATTTTGCAGGCACATCAGTATCAGCAACAGGTTTGATCTGTGGAGCATTTGCGACAGCGTTAGCTTTTATAGGAAATCTGTTTATTGGAGCAGCAAATACAATTATTGGAACTGGGGTTACCTTATGGAATCTGATAGCAAATTTTGTCAATGCGTTCGCACTTGTTTTTAACAATCCGGTCGCGGGTATAGAAGCCTTATTTTTAAGTCTGTTTAACTTTATCGTGGAAGTCATCGAGTCAGCTGCCCGGATGCTTGATGCAGTATTTGGCAGTAGTCTTGCGGATGCAGTAGCGGGATTTCAGAACAAAGTACAGGCAAAAGTGGATGCTGTGATAAGCGAAAATGGTGGATCAGAAATTTTAAAGACGGTAGACATGTCAGATTATCAGTTCAACCGGTTCGATTATGGGGACGCATGGAACTCAGGATATAATTTTGGAGAGAAAATTGATGATAAAATATCAAATTTCAGTCTGTCGGACATCTTTGGCAAAACGGATATTCCGAATCCTGATGATTATATATCTGGTTTCAGTGATGCAATCGCAAATTCCGGTGCAGGTGGCAACCTTGACAGTATTGCAGATGATACCAGTGCAATCAAAGATTCTGTGGATATCACGGACGAGGATCTGAAATACCTTAGAGATATTGCAGAGCAGGAGGCAATCAATCGGTTTACGACTGCGGAGGTCAAGCTGGATATGACAAATAATAATAATGTAAGCAGTGATGCAGATTTAGATGGTATTGTGGACGGAATGACAACGAAAGTGTTAGAAGCATTAGAAATCGTCCGGGAAGGAGCGTAGGGAATGGCATATAAATTATATCTGGATGGGGTACTGTTTCCGGTTGCCCCATCCAAAGTGACAGTAAAAATCAATAATCAGAACGAAACGGTAACTCTGATCAACGAGGGAGAGGCAAATATTTTGAAAGCCGCAGGGTTGTCAGATGTGGAATTTGACCTTTTGCTCCCAAATGCAGAATATCCGTTTGCGTTATATCCACAGAAGTTCCGGAACGCCAAGTTTTACCTGGATAAGCTGGAAGAATTAAAGGTACAGAAGAAAAGTTTTCAGTATATCATGACAAGAGCATTTCCGAACGAAAAGAAGTTATTTCATACCAACATGACAGTTTCTCTTGAGGATTATTCCATTGTGGATGATGCCGGAGAGGGATTTGATACGACTGTCAAGATTAAACTGAAACAGTACCGTGAATTTATCACAAAGACCTGTACCGTGGATATATCGCTGCCAAAACCACAGGCGGCAATGCAGCAGACCAGAGCAGCAGGCAATGCACCAAGCGGGGGGAGCTATACCGTAGTTTCCGGGGACTGTCTCTGGAAGATCGCGAAGCAGTTTTACGGCGATGGTGGAAAGTGGAGTGTGATCTACAATGCCAATAAATCAGTGATCGGCGGAAATCCGAATCTGATATATCCAGGGCAGGTGCTTACGATCCCGGCAGCATAAGACATAGGAGGTGGAAATGTACGAGTTATTAATACAAAACGGCAGCACAGTTTACCTGCCCCCAGTACAGGAAGAAGTAAAAGTGACCACAGAGCGGCAGATTAGTCCCGGTTCCATAGAATTTAGTTTTGTGGATACCGGGATTTCGATTGCGGAAGGAAACCCGGTGCGCTTTAAGGATGGAGAAACAGGTGTGTTTTATGGTTTTATTTTTAAAATCAAGCGCGACAGGAGCAATATTGTAAAAGTAACTGCCTATGACCAGATCCGGTATCTGAAAAACAAAGACACAATGGTATATGAGAACAAAACGGCTGCTGAGGTCGTGATGCAGATTGCCAATAATTTTGGTTTTAATCTCGGCACGATCGTGGATACCATATGGAAGATTGCATCGAGAGTGGAAGATAACGAGTCTCTTATGGATATGATTGGAAATGCACTTGATCTGACATTACAGAATACGGGTGATCTGTACATTCTCCATGATGACGGCGGAAAGTTGAATCTGTCTTTTATCGGTGATATGTATGTGCCTATCGTCATAGATGCAGAGACCGGACAGAATTATGATTATGAATCTTCGATTGATTCAGATACCTACAACCGGATCAAGCTGGTCTTTGATAATGAAAAGACAGGAAAAAGGGATGTATATATTGCACAGGATTCCTCCCACATGAATGACTGGGGAATTTTACAGTACTTTGATACGCTGCAGGATGGAGAGAACGGGCAGGCGAAAGCAGATGCACTCTTGAAACTATACAACAAAGCTACAAAGACACTAACGATCAAAGATGCCTGCGGTGATTCGAGGGTGCGCGGTGGTTCGCTGGTCGTTGTGCAGCTTGATTTAGGAGATGTGCAGATAAAAAATCTGATGCTCGTAGAAAAATGCGTACACAAATACGGTGAAAGTAAACACACAATGGATTTAACTTTATCAGGAGGTGGTTTCAGTGCATGATGCAAACGATTTTGTGAGGGCGATACAGCAGGTGTCAAATGGAGTCAATGAGGCGGGATATCCGGCAGATGTGATGTCCGGCACCGTGATAGCGGCAGCTCCGTTAAAAATCAAAGTGGAGCAGAGGTTTGATATAGCCAGCGCACAGCTTATCGTGCCGGAACATTTAACAGATCGTACCGTGGACATTGAATTAGACGGTGTGAAAAAGGAAATGAAGATTTACAGCGGATTAAAAACAGGCCAGCAGGTTGTGCTGATCCGGCAGCAGGGCGGTCAGAAGTTTTTAGTTGCAGACAGGGGGGTGTGAGATGATTTCGGCAGTTAACAGTTTAAAAGAAATCGAGGTAACAGAACAGCCGTCTTTATGTCATCACATGATCCGGGAAACGTGCAATGTTGTAGGCGAATGTGATGGTTTGGAAGCAGTAAAACAGGCAATTTACAATATCCTGAACACAGAGCGGTATCGTTACATTATTTTTTCATGGAACTATGGTGTGGAATTGCAGGATCTGATCGGTAAGCCGATGGATTATGTCATGGTGGAAGTGGAACGGCGGATTACGGAGGCTCTGACACAGGATGACCGGATAGACTCGGTAGATAATTTTGAGTTTGAAGTGCACAGAAAAACGCTGATCGCTAAATTTACCGCGCACACGAAATATGGAAATGCAAAGATTGAGAAGGAGGTGGACGTGTAATGTATGAAGATCAGACATTTGATGTGATTTTACAGCGCATGTTGTCCCGTGTGCCTGAGACAATGGATAAAAGGGAGAGTTCGCCAATCTATGCTGCACTGGCACCGGCAGCAGTGGAACTGACGTCTATGTATATTGCATTTGACTGCATGCTGGCAGAGACATTTGGAGACACGGCATCAAGGGAATATCTGATCCGGTTATGTGCGGATCGCGGTATTACGCCAAAGAAAGCAACTCAGGCAGTACTTGAGTTAGAAACCGATGTGGAGGTTACGGACGGAAAAAGATTTACTGGCGGGGAAAATACCTATATCGTTACAGCTCCCGGACAGGTCACCTGTGAGCAGATCGGTACGGTCGGAAATGAATATACGGGAGATGTTCTGCCAATCGAATATATTTCCGGTCTCACGACTGCAAAGATCGCGAGGGTTTTGATCTATGGAGAAGCGGAAGAAAGTACGGAATCCCTGCGGCAGAGGTATTTTGAATCGTTTGAGGAAAGGGCATTTTCCGGTAATGTAAAAGATTATCGAAACAAAACGCTTGCACTGGCGGGAGTCGGAGCAGTCAAAGTGATACGGACGTGGAATGGTCCCGGAACAGTGAAACTTGTTATTTTAGACAGTGCACATGGAAAAGCTACGGATACATTGATATCTGCAGTCCAGAAAGAGTTTGATCCAAACGGTGATGGCATGGGGGACGGGCTAGCGCCGATCGGGCATGTGGTTACGGTCGAGACGGTGAAAGAGTCAGTGGTAAATATTGCGACGAATATCATTTTTGACAGTGGTTATGGATTGAACGAATGCAAAGCATTGATCGAGGATGCAATTAAAAAGTACATTTTATCGTTGCGGCAGGACTGGGAGAATCAAAATCATTTAATCGTGAGAATTGCGTCATTGGATGCGGCTATCATGGGAGTGAAAGGTGTGCTTGATGTGACGGGAACAACTATCAATGAAAGCACAAAAAATCTTGAATTAACAGAATACGAGATTCCGGTCATGGGGGTGGTTACTTATGGAGAATAGATATATCAATCTTAAGGAGCTACTCCCTTTGTATTTACAGGAATATAGTGAACTGGCTGAAATTATGAATACGGAAACACCGGAGTTTCGATTATTGGAATCCAGACATAACAGGATGATCGATAACCGGTACATTATATCCTGTGACGAAGAGGGAATTGCCCGGTTTGAAAAGATTCTTGGAATGACGCCGAAAAGTGATGATACGCTCGAAGATAGAATCTTCCGGTGTCTGACCAAATGGAATGTGTGTCTGCCGTATAACTATGCTTTCCTTGAAAGAAAATTAAAGGAATTGTGTGGTACAGAGTACGCAATAGACTTTGATATTCCCGGTCAGACAATGATCGTTAAAATCGGTATAGCGCAGAAAAATCAATATGATTCTGTGGTGGATATTTTAGACGAAATCGTGCCATGCAATATTTTGCTTAACACAGAACTGCTTTACAACCAGTACAGGAGTTTAAAACCATATCCGCATATTATACTGGGGCAGTTTACACACTGGGAATTGAGAAACATCAGTATTCCGAAGAATCTGAGTTCGAAGGTAGAAAATATCGCGAATTATACAATGGAAGAATTATCGCGGTTTACAGTGGAACAGGTTGCAGAAATCGGACTGAGAAAGAGAGGATAACATGAAATTTACAGATATTTTTAAATTCAAGCTGTTTGAAAGAACAGATCCGGTGGATATGAAAACCGTGAATGAGAATTTTGAAAGTGTAGAAAAACTTTTTAAGGGATTGGATCAGGTAGACAACACATCGGATTGTGATAAAAATGTAGCATCAGCTAAAAAAGCGGAATGTGATGGAAATGGAAAGAACATTTCCGAAACATATTTAAAGAAAACGGCAGTTGCCAACAATAACACTACCACGGAAGCAGGTTTTGCCCTTGATGCAAGACAGGCAAATCCGAATGTGGATGGAAGTCTGGCAAAACAGATCAGTGCACTAAACAGCGGTTTAGCAAATAAGTCGTATATAAAAATTATAAAAGGTGACTGGTCTGGACTT